TCAGTTGGTAGAGCAGCTGGCTTTTAACCAGTTGGCCGGGGGTTCGAGTCCCTTTAGGCGCACCACGAAATATCATGATGATTAAGAAAACCTCGGAGTCTTCGGACTGCCGAGGTTTTGCCGTATTATGAGAGAGGAGGTCGCAGCATGGCGGCAAAACGGCAACTAAAAAAGCCTACTACCCCCAAGGTGAACAAAGATGCGAAACCTGCTGGAGCAAAACCGCGCACCGTCAGCGATGAAGTGTATCGCTGCCCACGCTGCGGCCACAAGTACGCAAAACAGGACGGCAATTTTAACGTATCCAAATCTCCCTTGTTTGCAGGCAATAATGGGTATGTGGTCTATTGTAAAAAATGTGTTTCTGAGATGTTTGATGAGAATGTAGCACTCTTTGACAAGGACGAAGATACTGCTATGGAGCGTGTCTGCCAGATCATCGACCTTTGCGTAGATGATACGGCGTGGGCTGCGGCACGGAAGATCAGCGCCAATCGGAGTCGTATGAGCGGTTATATATCTAAGCTGAACCTCGATCAGAGCAGTAAGGACGCTACCTATACCGATACCATCATCAGGCGGAGTGAGGCTGCGGTGGAGAACGCGGCGACGTTGCAGGATGTGGAGCAAAACGAAGATAACAAGAACTTTATGGAAGCGGTGCGGCGTTTCGGTCTGGGGTTTAACGAAGGTGATTATGACACTCTCCAAAGCGAATACAACAGTTGGGTAGAGCGGTGTGGTGTTCCTATCGACAAGCGACAGGATGAGCTGTATGTGTCTATCTGCTATTTGAAGCTGAATTTGCAAAACAGTGTCAGAACTAACTCAACAGGTGTTGGTACTCTTGCCAATTCCTATAAGGCGTTTATCGAGGCCGCAACCACTGAGATCGAGGAGCGGAAAAGAAAAGCCGAGGCGGATATGCAACTCAGTCCTTTGGGTGAGATGATCCGTGATATTGAGGAGTATTGCCCGGCAGACTTCTACAAGGATAAGACGCTGTATGCGGACTTTGACCATTTGAAGGAATACATCTCCCGATTCATGGCACGTCCTCTGCGTAATCTGTTGACGGGTTCCAAAGAGATGGACAAGGAGTTCAACCTGTCGGAGACGGAGGAATAAGCTATGGATTATGAAAAGATCATGGACGAACGGCAAAAGCACGTACATGAGAACTTTTCGTCCACACAATACCTGGGCAGTAAAACCCGTGTGCGAAAACTGATGGATTGGATCACCTTTTGGCGAAGAAATCCCAGTCGGTTTGTGCAGTATTATTTCGGAATTATTCTGCACCTTTACCAGCACATTATTCTGTATCTCATGGACATCTACCCCAGCATTTGCATAGTGGCTGCTCGTAGCGCCGCGAAATCGTTTATCATTGCAATTTACGCCTGTAAAGAGGCAATCTTGCGACCTGGGGCCAAAATTGTGGTGGCGTCGGCCACCAAAAAGCAGGCACGGCTAATTGTGTCTGAGAAGATCATGAAGGAGATTTACCCCAATGCTCCGCTTTTGCAGCAGGAGATTTTGAAGGTAAGAGACAGCCAAAACGAGATTGAGGTTGTGTTCCGTAACGGCAGTTCCATCGTTGTGGTGCCAGCTAACGATAACGCACGTGGTTATCGTGCTACCGTTATGATCTACGAAGAGTTCCGCATGATTTTGAAGAACATCGTTGATACCGTTCTTTCTCCATTTCTGTATGTGAGGCAGGTTCCTTTTATTTTGAAACACGAGGAGTATAGCTTCTTGGCTGAGGAACCTAAGTCCATCTACATTAGCTCCGCATGGTATAAGAGCCATTGGATGTGGGATCACATGAAGAAGATTGTCAACGGAATGCTTCAAAAGGACTCCTCTGTACTGATTGCTATGGATTACAGTATCTCACTGAAACACAACATCAAGCCGAGATCGTTCCTGATCAAGGAGCGGAATACACTGGATGCCATGGCTTGGGCTATCGAGTACGAAAATCAGATGGTGGCTGAGAATGCTCATGCTTACTTCACCTACGATATGCTGAATAAGAATCGGGTGCTGAAACGTCCATTTTATCCAAGACGGGACGATGATGCGCTTGCTCGGAGTAAAAACAAGTATGCCATTCCTCGGCAAAAGGGTGAAATTCGTATTGTCGCCTGCGATATTGCGCCAGAGGGCGGTGACGGCAACGACAACTCCATCTTTTCCTGTATCCGGGCGCTTCCTGAAAGTGTGGAGTATAAAACTTCGGATGTTAATGGTGAGCATCTTGAAGTTAAGCAGGGCTATCGTCGGCAGGTCGTTTATATCGAGCCTCAAACGGAGTATGAGACGACCAAGCAGGCCATTCGGATCAAGCAGCTCTTTACAGATTTCGATGCTGATTACTGTGTTCTGGATACACGGAATGCCGGTGTGTCAGTATTCGATGCTTTGGCAAAGGTACTCTACGATGTAGAACGCAACGTGGAGTATGAGCCATGGACGTGTATCAATGATGATAGGCTGAAAGAGCGTATCGTCATTGCTGGGCAGAAGGAGGTTGTTTTCTCCATCAAAGCCCAGCTGGAAACCAACAGCAAAATTGCGGTGTGCATGAAGAACACACTCAACCGAAAGATGATTGAGCTGATGGTTAGCAATCAAGAAGGTGTGGAGGAGCTACAGCGATTGGTGCCTGAGTATGCAACAGCCGATGTAGACACACAGCTTTTTTATGAACGTCCTTTCCTGGAAACTGTGGCGTTGATCAACGAGATGATCAATTTGGAGTACACTGTGCAAAACCAAACTGGTCTTATCAAGATTGAGGAACGGAATGGAGCGCGGAAAGACCGCTATACCTCAGTGTCCTACGGCAACTATTTTATTGAGCTTTTGGAACAGGATCTATTTTCCGATAGCTCAGAATATGAGTATGTCCCGCTCTACAATTAAGGAGGTGGTATGAATGGCGGGTGAATCAAGATTTCGCTCCTGGCTCTCCAGGCTGACCCAAAGTTCAGCCAGCCAGAATGAGGTCGTGGAGCAGAATGTGAACAGCCCCACGGCAGATGGTGTGCTGAACGAGTTCAACACACAGTTGGGTGCGGCATATCTCAATTTGCTTGGTCAAACAGGTAGAGGCCCCGCCCCCTATTCTGTGGAGCAGGTAATGAAAATGGCGCGTGAGCCTATGCAGCATATTCAGGAATTGCGCCGCTGGTCGCGCTGGGCGTACTATGCTAACGGTACAGTGACGACTGCTATTGATATGTCGGTGAGTTTGCATTCTTTGGATTACATTGTCGTAGCTCGTCCCAAAAAGGCAGGCCAGTCACGTAAGAGCTACCGCCAAAGCCTGGACAAGATGCACAGTGTCCTTCGGGCCATGCGGTATAAGGAGGTTATTCGTGACGCGCTGTTCCATAATGCCAACGAGGGAATGTATGTGGGCTATATGGAGACACGTACTGTTCCGGTAGATCGCAGAATGGCGTTGACTGATTTTGATATTATGAATATTTCCGAAATCAACTCAGCCGGTGTGAATACTACTGTGATCCCTCTGCCCATTGACTATGTGCGAATTATTGGCCGCAGGAATAACTGCTACGAGGTAGCGTTTGACCTGCGGTATTTTAATGGGATGCCGGAGGATGAGCGTAAGCGCAAGCTACAGGGCCTTCCCAAGCAGATCCAGGAAGGATGGGAGAAGTACAGCAACGGGGAGTTCCCCAACAATGCGTGTTGGCTGCGTCTGGATTGGCGCAAGACCATTGTGACCAAGATCAAAAGTAAGCAGAGCGATCCGTATGGGGTGCCATTTGCGGTGGCCGCATTGGATGATATCGACTATGCCAATTACTTTGTCAATACCAAGCGGAGTGTGTTGGATAAGGTAAACAACCAGATTTACTATGAGACTTTTCCAGAGGGCAAGGAAAAGGGAAAATCTGCGCTGACAGAAAAGCAGCAGGAGTTCCAGCACAACACAGTGAGGGATGCGCTTACTCAGCGCCGCAATTCCAGCGGCATCTCATTCTTCTCTTTGGCGGCAGGCACCAATATGGACTCTCTGCCGGTGAACATTGACCTTCTGGATGAGGAAAACGAAAACGCTATCAAAGAGGATGTGAATGAAGATTTGGGCGTTGCAGCCGCTGCACTCTCTGGTAGCTCTACGGGCAACTATGCTACTGCCACGCTAAATATTGAGATCGTGTCAAACAATGTATTTACATGGATTGAGGCGATTGTGGAAGAGCTGAATAAGTGCTTGAACTACAACGTAATCCGGGACGGAAGCTATCGCATTGAGTTCCGGGTGCTCCCCATTACCTTTGTCAACCGGGACAAGCAGGTTAAGTTCTTCTCTGATCTGTATTCACGTGGTAAGGGTAGTTTGATGGCGTGGATCGCTTCTACTGGTATCAATGCTGATGATTACCTGTCGCTCATGGACTACGAGCTGGATGAAGACTTTGAAAACAAGTACCCTGTCCACAAGACTTCCTTTACGGTCACGGGCAAAGATGCACCTGATCATGATGTGGATGGAAGCGACGGTGGGGCCAGTGCCCCGCTCAATGCCAGCACAGAGTCAACGGCGGCGAATAATGGTAACGCCAGTCCGTCTCCCTCAGACACGTAGGAGGTGAAAGATTATGGGTGAACGGATTTATGCCCCGATCTTTGAAATCTCCAGTGAGAGCAAAATTGCGGGCAGACGACCTATCAAGGTAATCCTACATGAGATTTTCCCTGACGATACGACATGGCAGACAAACGGGATTTCATGGGATGAAAGATATGTTCTGAGCAATCTACATTCTGTGAGCGGAATGTCAATCGTGGTTGAGTTTTTGACTGAAGATCGAGATATTCCCTATGCACATGGAATGACAGAAATTCGGAGCACTGACAATCTGCCTCTGTTTGAGGATGCCACGATGGTAGGGCATTTTGACAGAGCATATGTGGATGATGTTGAAATCGAAGGTGTGAAAAAGCGTGTACTGATCGCTGAGGGCACACTGGATGAGATGCGTTATCCGAAGTTTGTTGCTTGGCTGAGAGAACACATGGAGAAGGGCGTTGTAAAAGGCTCTGTCGAAATTGTGGGTAAGGCCGAGCATGATGGACGCATTATTTACTCCGGCGGTTGGAAGGAGCAGGGGCGTGTGCCGCAAATCTATGATTACAGCGGATATGCGATCCTGAGCGTTACACCGGCTGATGAGGCCGCCATCGTAATGGAGTTAAATAATAAAATGGGACAAAAGGAGGATAGTGACATGGATGAGAGGATGAAGAACGATCTGATGGCGGTCATTTCTGGCGCTATGACTGAGACTAATGCCAAGTGGGATCAGTATTGGGCGCAGGTGAACGCTAAGGAGGCTGAGATCAGCCAGCTCCAGGCCGACATCAAGGCAAAGGAAGCCGAGATTGCACAGCTTCGGGCTGACTATGAGAAGGAAAACGCCGCACGCATTCTGGCTGAAGAGGGATTGACTGAGGCAAACTCTGCGAAGGAAGCTGCCGAGGCAAGCCTGGCCGAAGCGAATGCCAAGATTGCCCAGCTGGAGGGCGAGAGTGCCAAGGCAGAGCTGAATGCTGCTCTGGCTCCCTATTCTGAGGAGCAGCGGGCGGTCGCCAAGGATGAGATCGAGGCTTTCAATGCCGACCCCGGCAGTGTGGAGATCAACACCATCGTGGGCAAAATCTGCACCGAGATGGTGCGTGTTTCCCGTGAGGCACATACCGCAGAAGTCAACGCCGCAAGTAAGATTGACGTGTTTGGAATGACTGAGGGCACGCCAGCTGCGGCTCCCGACGACAGTGATGTCGATGTATTCTAAGAAGGAGTGAAGAGAAATGAAGCCGAAGACTATTGGTTACTACAAGAATGTTCAGAACGTTGGCACCTGCAAGGCCACTGCTGAACTGAAGCTCGGTATGGGCGTTATCCTGGATCGCGCTGCCAAGACTGCAAGTCTGCCTGCTTCCGATGCAGAGGCTAAGGCTTGCCACCGGATCGTGACCAACATCAACGACAAGCCTGAAATGCACAACTATTCCGAAACGGTTGTGGTTGCTAAGGGCGATTATGTTCGTGCTGACGACCTGACCAGCGTGGCAAACATGGAAATGGAGTTTGCCCACTACGAAATCAAGGATGGCGACTACGACGGCCTCGCCAAGGGAGACAAGCTGGTGTTTGGCACCGATGGCCTTATCGCCAAGACTGCCGATGCCACTGGCTACAAGGTCTATTTCGAGTTTGTGGAGAAGACCGCCTACATGGGCAAGGGTGCTCTGCTTGTGATCCGTGTGCAGTAAAACCAAATACAAATCCAACGGGCACCCCACCAAACGGTGGGGTGTTTTTGCGTGAATGAAAAGGAGTGAAAAAGATGAATACCGTTTTTGAAATCAACATGGCAAACGCCCGTGCTGATGTGAACACTGGCCGCGTGAAGCCAACCTCTCCTGTTGTTGAGGTGTTCTCCGCATTGGTTGCCGGCAAGGAACCCAATGTGGACGCCAAGACGAAGGATAAGGCGGTCAAGACCTTGGCGGAGCTTTCTTCCAAGGCTATCGAGGGTGATTTCACCGCTCAGAGTGAGATCAACGCCATCATTCGTTTCTCCATCGAGCCGAAGCTGCTTGAGATGGTGCGGCTGTATGACTTCATGGGCACCTATCACCGCATCGGCTATCATGAGGCTCCCTTCATGAAGACCTACAAGTATGAGAGCGTGGATTCCCACTTCCAGGCATCCAGCTCCGACGTGCCGTTTGCTGCTTACGCATGGCGTGAGTACCCCATCGGCACTCAGACCATTTCTGCTGGTTTCGCCGTGGATTACCGCGAGATTCAGAGTGGCAACTTTGACGGCACTGTCGCTGAGGGCATGAACCAGGTGCTGACCGATATGCACAACAAGTCCGCCTACTATGTGATGATGGTGCTGTACAACGCGCTCAAGAACGCCAAGGGCGTGAAGCACTTTGCCGAGTCCAGCGGCATCACCAAGACCGGCGTTGACAATATGCTCAAGTCCATGCGTCGGTACGGTAAGGTCAACATCGCTGGTGATTACAGCGTGATTTCTCAGTTCAACGATTTCGTTGGCTTCAAAGAGGTCGGCGGCAACAACTTCCGCTTCGGCGCTGATGCGGTTGCTGAGGAAATTCGGCAGAACGGCCTGGTCAAGTATTACAATGGCTCTTTCCTAACCGAGCTGCCCAACGCCATCAACTGGACGAAGCTGAACAAGGATGGCACCGACTATGACCTGTATATGCCCCAGGGTCTGCTGTTCTTCCTGCCTCAGCGTTCGGTTTCCCCGCTGCAGGTGTTCCTGCGCGGTGGTCTGACCACCATGACAGGTGACGACATTGTGACCCGTCAGCATCTGACCCGCTTCGACATGGAGCTGGGTGCTGGCGTTGCCGAGGGCATGGAGGATCAGATCGGTCTGATCAGCGACACCAACTTTGATCTGCCCGACGCCGGCTAATTAGTGGCGTCTATCAGAAAGATGCACCAACAGGGAGGGGCTTCATAGCCCCTCCCTGATTTTCAAAACGAGGAGAAATCAAAATGGCAACGAATAATGTTTTGGTAAACAACCTGTGTTCCTGGCCCCTCTCTTTCTGGCGTAAGGCTGGGCAGGGGGACATTGAGATCCCCGCAAATGCAAGGAATTATCCTCTGCTGTCCTACGAGGAGGTTCTGGCGCAGATTCAGACAGGCAACGTGATGTTCGTCGGCATTGATGGTATGGGTGGTCATGCCCGCATCCAGATTGTGAATGAGGAGCAGCGGAAACAGCTCTTTGGGCTGGATGGTGTGGACGTTCCCGATCCCTCCGTGCTGAATGTGGAGTCGGTCAAGGCACTGCTGGCAATCAAGACTAAGGGCAAATTCCATGAGCAGCTGGAAAGCATGGTCAAAACCAACGCTGAAAAGAAGATGCTGGTGGAGCTGGCATTTGAGGCGGGTGCTGATGAGGCCGAGTCCTGGAAGGTGGATGCCCTGCGCAAGCTGGCGGAGACTGCCGGCCTGTAAATCCATGATGGGAGGTATGGAGCATGGCAAAAAACACAACCTTTGCGGACGTTGAGAGGAAATTCCACTCCATGCCCCAAACCAAGTTCGACATCCCGGAAGGGCTGGAGGCTGAATGGCTTTCAACAGCCGTGGCAGATTACGAGCTAAATTTGGGCTGTGATCTGGACTACGACGAAGACACGCGGGAATTTGGCGGTAAGCTGAATAATACCGCAATCCGCACTCTGGCGCAAATGATGTATGTGTCCTATCTGCAACGGGAGCTTGACCGCGTATCAAAGCTGAATGGCTTTTACGGGAAAGATGTGCAGTTTACAGGACAGGACGGAACTAAGCGTGTTACCGCTCAAATGGTAGAGGAACAGGTTTCCCTTGTGGAAACGCTGTTGCATCGACAAAAGACTGCTGCGTATGGATAGGGGGTGCTGTTATGTCCGAGGAGTCTAAGAGCTGGTATCGGATGTCGCGCCCCCTCTTCAACAGTGGTATGGAGGATGACGAGTTCTGGGCATATGGTCAGGACGGGTTTCAAGAACAGCTCAACTCTATACTTGGCTGTGACGTGTTGATTTATGACAAGGCTGTATACAAACAGCCCCAGCGTGTCAGGGCAATCGTCCAGCAAAAGATCAGCGACGTTTACAACAGTTCGATGGTCAGACAGATCCTTTGTAACATCGGTATCCTCCACTGTGGGCAGTATGTGCAGTATAACAATACCCTTTGGATGGTGAGTGGATATCCAGACAATAACCGGATCTATGAAAAGGCAGTTCTGTGGAAGTGTAAGCATACAATCCGCTTTATTTCTCCATTGACCGGGAAAATCGTGGAATACCCTGTGTATAGCACCAACAGCACCCAGTATGGTACGGGTGTCTCTGAAAAGACAAACGTAGATGTGGGTGCCGACCAACATCTGGTGTATATCCCCTATAACGAGGAGACGGTTTTGCTGGATGATGATTTTCGGTTCATCATGGACAAAAATCATGCCCAACCAACAGTATACCGTATTACTCGTGTCGATACTGTTTCCCAAGCCGTAGGTGAGGAACAGTTTGACGACGGATTGATCCAGTGGGCAGTGTTGGAGGACAGATTCAATGACGCAACTGACAGCCGTGAGGAGTTGATTGCCGACTTCTTTTCTGTCGCACCGGGCGAGAGCGAGAAAACGCCTGGTGCAGGAGGTACATTGACACTGACACCACTTGACGGTGATCTTACCATTGCGGTGGGAGACACCAAGCAGATTAGGGTGGGATGTGTGCTTCCTGATGGAACAGAGGCGGTGGAGTTCGCTTACGATCTGGACTATGACCTATCGAATGGCGCTGCCAAGGTCGTCTCAGAGAGCGATAACATCATTACGCTACAGGCAAATGACAATGTGGCTCTGGTGGGACTACCGCTCACAATCCGTGCCTATGATGATACCATGGGCAGTGAAGCCAAAATCAAAATCAATATCGTAAACTGGTAAAGGAGGTGGGTGCGTTGCCGCACTTTGACGCTATGATTCAGCAGAAGCTCCTTTTGAGGCGTAAACTGCTACAAAATCAGGCAGTAGTCAATCTGTTGTGCAATACGGGCAACAACGTGGCAGAATTTGAGAACGTGCGGACGGGAAGCAAAAGCCCAGCGGCGGCGTTTATCAAAACCCACTTTTATGTCCCCGACGTACAGCAGGTGGACAAAAACTTCATTACGATGCGTAGTCGAGTGGTATATGCCGACTCGAATGTGGTGAAGGAGACGGGAATCATCGTCTATGTCATCTGTAACGAGCACCAAATTGATTTGCTGCAAGGTTCCAGAGCTGACCTGTTAGCAGATGAGGTGGATCGTATTTTGAATAACGGGGATAGCCCTCTGTTTGGCCTGGGTGGTATTACCATCAAGACAGCAGAAGAGGTACAGTTCAACGATGGATTTTCCGGGTGGCAGATCCCGTATGTCACACATGAAATGAACCGAAGGGCTGATCTCATTGATTGATACTCTGAAAGCATATCGTCGGAGAGACTATGTGCTCAATTCCAAAATCACCATCCGTAACCCTTCTCTGGGTGAGATTGAGGATTACGGAGAGCAGAGGTATTTCAGCCTTGTGAAGACTGTTTGTGCAACGCCAGCAGACCGCAAGGTGGATATCTGGGACTCCCTTCATATCTATTGGGATAAGATGGATGAGTACAAGCTGTTCACTGTCACTTTTCGGACACTTCAAGAGCAGGATATGTCCATTTTGTTTGGTGATATGGACTTCGCATCATTCAAGACCTTCGTAAGGCCAGATATGCCTGACGCTACTATACGCAATAGCGATGGTGTTGTCATTGACCGGGCTATTCACAAGCTGATGACGGACTATCTAAGGACGATACATCGCTTCCACAAAAATGTGGATGTGGGCTTTGACGATAGAACGAAGGACATCATGATCGAAGACGACAGGGACGAAATGGCACTGGCGAGAGTGCAACCGTTTCGGTCTATTCTTCAACCTTTGATCTCCTCGCTGACCAACTGCCCAGAGTTCAAGTACCGCTGGGATAATGTATGGGATATTCCCATTGGCGTGTTTATGGATAGCGTCGTCCGTGTACAGAAGCATAAGAGCTTCGATTACGTGATGCACGGTGTATACAGCGGGAATGTGGACTTTAAGAAGCTCGATAAGAAGGAGCTTCAGTGGATGGGAGAATTGAAATAAGGTTCCCTGCCTGTCCCTTTTGGGATGGGTATTTTTTATGCTCATTTGTCCATTGGGACTGATGGCAGACACAACCTATCAACGTTTTGCAGAAAGGAAGATGAAAACCATGTTTAACGCAACTCAGTATATCATTGACAAGGTGCGTCGGATCACCCAGATCAATCTGGCGACTGGCCTGGTGGACTTCACCGGCACCAGTGTGGCAAGCCCCCAGATCGAGTTCACCGGCGAGTCCACTGATAAGACCGACGCCCAGGGCATTCTGCTTGCCCGTTTCGACACCGCGAAGGGTGTTACCTTCTCTGGTGAGCTGTCCCTGCTCAACCTGAGCCTGATGGCTGCGCAGCTCGGCTCCGAGGTGCAGGTTGCCAGCGAGAGCAAAAAGGTCACTGGCGCTGACTTTACCGTGCTTACTGTCGTGGACGACGGCACCAACAAGACTGTCACGCTGAAGCACGAGCCGAAGACTGTTCCTGCCGCTGTGTACACCCTGAGCGAGGATAAAAATATCAACGGCACCATCGAAATTGGCACCGAAGAGGGGAACGCCAAGATTGATGGTAAGGTCATCACCTTGCCCGCCTCTTTCACTGGCACTATGGTCGGCGTGTACTACGAGTTCGAGACGACCTCTGCCGTCAAGCTGGTGGACAGCGCCGAGAGCTTTGCCGAGGCTGCTATGTATATCGTGGACGTTCTGGCCGCTGATGTGTGCAACCCGTCCATCAAGCGGGCCGGCAAGCTGGTCTTCCCCAAGGCCAAGATCGACAACAACTTCACGGTGAACCTGACCACCGAGGGCACCCATCCCTTCTCTTTCACCGCGCTGAAGGACTACTGCGCCGACGACGCCGATCTGTGCTACATCCTCTTCGAGGAGTAAGGTGGTGCCGTCATGGTTCGGAAGTGCAAGGTGTGCGGCGAGTCGTATAAAACCTGCTACTCCTGTGAGAAAGAGCGGAGTTGGCGGGTTCACACTGACACGTCTGGGCACTACTACATCTGGACTGTGTTGATGAGCTACCAGTCCACCCGCGATGCAATGGCAGCGTATCAAGCGCTCGTGAAACGTGGTGTGGACTTCCAGCATACGGAAGGATTTTTGCCGGGAGTGCGTCAGCTTCTGGTAGAGATTTATGCTTTGGCGCGTCCTAAGAAACGGAGGGATGCGCCTATTTTCCACAAGAGTGGTGAGGAAGCACAGCCCATGGTGGATGAGACAAAGGATGAAGAGTAACGAAAAAGGAGGGCTTTCGCCCTCCTTTTTTCGATTTCGGAGGTGAGAATATTGAACATCCTGGCCGTTGATCAGGCCAGACACGGTGCTTGGGCTGTCTTTGACTATGAGAGAAAAGTTCCGGTGGACTACGGGACATGGGGTTTTGAGAGTAAGGACTATACATTTGAACAAGCCATTTTGTGCATTGAGGCGTTGATTGACGAGGTGATACGAACGCACGAGGTTAGTGCCATCTTTTTTGAGGATATCCAGCTACGAAGGAATGTCCAATCGTTCAAGAAACTGGCACAGCTGCAGGGCGTACTTGTTAATCTCTGTGAGAAGAACAATTACTTATACGGTCTTGTAGCACCAACTCAATGGCAGAATTTTTGCAAAGCGAGGGGCAGAACATCTAAGGAGATCAAGGGGAAGGTAACGGAGGCACCGTCTACCACCAAGAAAACCTCTAAGGTGTTGTCGCTTCAATTTGTGAAGGACAAGTTTGAGATTGAGACTGAAAACGACAATCTTTCTGATGCACTGTGCATCGGGTGTTATGTCGTAAGCAATCTGAAAATTCAAGAAGGAGAAAAGTCATGATGACCGACAAAAAGAAGATTGGTTTGGAGTTTGAGGATGATTTCGATGATGTGAGCGATCTGTTGGAAGATGCTCTTCCCAATCCCACTCTACTGGAATACTATCGCCGGTTGAAAAAGCGGGAGATTCTTTGGAATGACGAAATCGACGACACCACCATTGATATCGCATTGTACATCAAGAAGTGGAATGAGGAGGACAAGGGCATCCCCGCAGAGCAGCGCAATCCCATTAAAATCTTCATCAATTCTGACGGCGGCAGTGTGGATACGGTGCTTCACATCATTGATATGATCTGCCTCTCCAAGACGCCGGTGTACACCATCGGTATGGGACGGGTTTACAGTGCTGGTGGGTTGCTTCTCATGGCTGGACATAAACGGTACATCTTCCAGCATACCAGCTGTTTGATCCATGATGGATCTTCCGGTGCTATCGGTAGCATTGGGAAGATGCTGGATAACTTGGAATTTACCAAGGAGCTGGAGAAGCGGATGAAGCAGTACATTTTGTCCAGCACCCGCATTTCCGAGGAGCAGTACGACCAGAACTACCGCCGCGATTGGTTCATGTTTAGCGAAGAAATGATCGAGCTGGGCATCGCTGACGAGATCGTGGCTGACATTGACACCATTCTTTGATACGAGGAGTGAAGAGATATGGCAAAGAAAAATACAAGCACGGAAGTATACGACGTTCCTCAGACACTGACCGATCACCCTTTTTACGGATTGCGGCTGGACGATCTGCAAAAGACTTTCCGGGATGCTATCTGGGACAAGGATAAGCTAATCGTGTTCTGCAATGCCAAGGCTGGCACTGGCAAGACGCTGATTGCTACGGCAACAGCAAATCTTCTGTGTCAGTATGGGCGCTGTGGTGGGATCGTGTACATCGCCTCCCCCACCCAAGAGCAAAAGCAGGGCTTCCTAAAGGGAACGCTTGAGGAAAAATCCGAGCCGTATTTTGAGCCATTTTACCAGGCGCTGGATAAGATCGGCGTCAATCGGAATACCGCCTTTTATGACGGGGCGACAAACGAAAAGTACCAGACCGCCTATATCCGCTGTATGACCCACACCTTCCTGCGGGGCACTAACTTTGAAAACAAGGTTGTGATTATCGACGAGGCACAGAACTACTACTTTGATGAGTTGAAGAAAGTGCTCACCCGTCTGCATGACAGCAGCAAGGTTATTGTCATCGGGCACGATGGACAGAACGATTTGATTGACCACCCGGAGCGCTCCGGTTTTGTGCCCTATATGAAGTGGTTTGACGGTGATGAGCGTACTGCCGTTTGCCACCTTGAAAAGAACTATCGCGGCTGGATCAGTCAGCACGCGGATGACCTCAGTTATGGCTGGGCCATAAAAACAATTTGATTTGGAGGATCAGACGATGAAGAAAATCGCTGTGGATACCATGAGAACTTTTCTGAAAGAGCACAAGGCGGAGAACATCACAAAGCTGAGTGTTCCAGTGGGCGACAGCTCTTTTGAGCTGGAGATCAAAACCCATCTGACGGTGACAGAGAAAAGCACATTTATTAGCCGGGTACTCTCTGGCTGTTTTGACGTTATGGGGAATTTCCGCCCAGAGTATGTCTCCCCCATGATGCGGGCGACCATTCTCCAGATGTGTACCAATCTGCCGGTGTTGGTGGAGAAGGGTGTGAAGACCGAAAACGGAGAGAGCGCCATGGACATGGAGGCCATGGACGCGCTGTATATGGCGCTGGATCTTGACAATTTGCAAGACGCCAGCTACCAGCAGATGATGGGTGAGATTGTTCATCTGTGTGGTCAGGCTATTGACTGGAAGCGCGGCCATATGATCGCTGAGATCTCCGCTCCTATGGCTGAGGGTATCAATGCCGTTGGCTATGCCGCTGATGCCGTGCGCTCTTTGATTGAGGAGCTGGCGAAGCGAGTGAAGGACATGAATATGACTGAGCTGCTGGAACACGCGGGTCAGCTCTCCGAGGTGACGAAAGGGATGGCGCAGGGCGATCTTGCTCAGGCGCTCATCCAGCTACACGAGGCCAACAAGGACAAGTAAACGATAGGAGGTGGCGGCATGGCATTGTCCATTCGGGAAGCCCTGGCAAGGGTAAAAGCAAACCCCAGTTTGATGCAGAAAATTGACAACGCCATGACTAATGAGGTTTTCAAAGAAGTTCAGGAGGAGGAAGCCGCCACCATCTATGAAGTTGTGTACAAGGTGTATAAGCCCAAAATGTACCGCAGGCGTGGGGAGTATGGCGGTATGGCCGACCCGTACAACATTGAGATCAAAGGCGGGTCGGCCCAGGGCGGCATCATGGTAGTGGTCAATATGACAGAGCCTAACCCTGGCGGATGCGTGAACAACGACGCAGTTACGACTGGGAAGAATCTCCCTGAGCTTGTGGAGTATGGCGACGGTTATAAATTCTATCGCTACGATTTCCCCAGTGGCGGGCGATTTATGTACGCCCGGCCTTTTACTGCAAAAACCATTGAGCATTTGAAGGAAAGTAAGGCGCACATCGCCGCTATGAGGGCGGGACTGAGGCGTCAGGGCATCAAAGTAAAATAAAAGGTGGTGAGAACTGTGGATGAAGATCTGAAAATTGTACTTGCAGCAGAGCTTGAAGCTGATGAAAGTGCGTCAGCACAACGAATTGCTGCACAACTACCCAATATTGCGAAGTTGATCAACGATAGGAGCACAATCAAAGTCGGCGTCTCCTTGGATGTGGCAAATGTTCAGTCGCAGATGCGTACTATCACATCTCAACTCCAACGTGCGGCTGGCACTTCCAAATTCCAAATGAACTTCCAGGTGGGCACAGAAGCGGTTGACCGGATGGTAGAACGTCTGCGTGGACTGCGTGTGCCAGATGACACCATTCGAGACTTCGTAAGGAATATCAACGATGCAAATACGGCGGTCAGGAGTATTCAGACATCTTTTGATGATGTTCGCAACACGGTTACTGCCACCATCTCTGGAATCAACAAGGAGGGTGAGCTGATCACCCAAATTCAGAGTGCGCATATCGTTGACAATGAGCAGGGTGAGCGGGTCGCAGAATTGACTCGTAACACCGTTACTCTTGCCAAGAACTATGAGCAGCTTACCCGACAGGCCGAGGCATTGGACGCCAAACAGAGGGCGGCAGCTGACTCGAACACCGCTTATTTCCAGAAGTGGGGTGCGGCCATCAAAGAGATTACGGCAGGCTATATGTCTGTCGGGCTTGGTCAAGAGCAACTGGACGCTTTGAACAAGAAGATGGCCGAGGTTGTCAGCGCCACCAGTGGAATGACAGCCGAGGGTGAAAAGTTCAGTAAAACGCAGGTAACAAATGTCGAGCTGGCGATTAAGAGCTATCGGGACATGGCGGACGCGGCAATCAAATCCGCTAATCAGCAAAAGTCCGCAGATGAGAACCGATTGACCTACATCAACAAAACCCAAATCGCCCTGGATAAACTGGTGGCATCTTTCAAAGGGGAGTCATCCTCTAAGCCCCTGGTGGACGCTGGGCATTTGTCTGAGGTTGAACAGAAGGTTACGGAAATCACTCAAACGCTGGAGGCATTGCGTACTGCCACAGGTGAGGTAGGTACAGAGCAGCAGAACCAGACTGCTAAGGCACTGGCTGAGTTGGACGCCCTCATCACCAAGTACCGCAATCTGGAATATGTTGCCACTACCTTGCGGACGAAAACTGCCGTGCAGATCAATACGGAACAGATTGAGAAGCTGAATGAATTTGAGAACAGCTTGAAGTCTGCAGGTATTCTGACAACGAGTTTCCAGCAGCAAATCGAGGCGCTGCGGGGCAATCTGGCGAATGCCTTTGACCGGGAAAGCCTTACGGCGTATCTGAATAGCTTCGACAAATTGAAAAGCAGCGTATCTACCTTCCAGCAGCAAGTTAAATCGCTGGACGGTATTTTTTCGCAAATTATCGGGGTAGAGAAGCAAATCACAGCCCTGGAAGCCTCCATGATGAAGTTAGACCCGGAAAAGGATCAAAACAAGCTGGTGGCTTTGCGTGGTGAGCTTGCCATCTTGAACCAGCAGAAAGCCTCTCTGGAAGCACAGCTGATTCCCTATTCCGAAATCGTACAGTATTCGTCTCAGGCAAAGGCGTTGGAGGAGAGCCGTCTAATGAACGGCTCCCGGTTGGTCTATACCCAGATGGAGCTGGCGGATAAGGCACGGGAGTATGACGTTGCAATGCGTCAGGTGCCGGCAACGATTGCTGACTTGCAAACGAAATTCTCTCAGCTGGTCAATCCCACTGAGTCGCTGAAAGAGAATATGCGCCAGCTCCGGGAAACTGCGGCCCAGTACAATTCTGATATGGGCGACCGTGAGAAGGTGCAGACCTATGAGCGTCTTTCGGGTTTGATTCGGGATTGCCATAGGGAAATGTCTGAACTGACACGAGCGCAAGGCGGCACCCTCAATGATTTCAAGTTCACTCAGAGTTTGGAAAAGGCCAAGGCGGATCTTGCCACGGTTGCTCGGACGTGGAGTGCGTTCAAGAGTGATCCTGGCTTGTTGAACCAGTTCAAGCAACTGGAAACTGGACTCAAGAATGTCAATAACCAGATGGATTTGCGGAAGTGGACGGCTCAATTCAGCACATTCAAGTCCGAGATTAAAGCCGCTGGTAAGAATATGCTGTCTCTTGGCGACGTTCTGAAGAATAACGTCGGGAAGGTCATGCAGTGGGTTTCCGCCACGACACTACTATTTCGGGCCTTTCGTCTACTGAGGCAGGCTGTGAGTACCATTGTCGATCTTGATACGGCAATGATTGACTTGCAGAAGGTGACAACTGCCACAGTATCTGAGTATCAGAAATTCTATCGGGCTGCTAATGATACTGCCAAAGCGCTGGGTGTTACCACTGAAGAAGTCATTTCTCAGACAGCGGAGTGGGCGCGTCTGGGTTATACACTGAGCGAAGCGTCGGAGTTGGCAAAGAACTCTGCTATCTTTGAGGCGATTTCGCCCGATATGGATATCACCCAAGCTACAGACGGCTTGGTGAGTATCATCAAGGCGTTCGACATAGAAGTGGAAGATGCCATGGATGGTATCATTTCCAAGGTCAACGAAGTGGGCAACAAGTTTGCCGTATCGAATGGTGATGTTGTTGAAGCTCTAACACGTAGCTCCTCTGCTATGACTGCGGCAAACAACACCTTCGATGAAACGGTGGCGCTGGCTACTGCCGCTATCGAAATTACCAGAGATGCCGCCAGTGTAGGTAATGGCCTAAAAACGTTATCCATGCGTATCCGTGGCTACGATGAGGAGACAGAAGAGTATTCTGAGGGTGTGGCTGAACTGACAGGTGCGATTGCCGATTTGACTAAAACGGCAAAGACCCCTGGTGGCATCAGTCTGTTTGAAAAGGACGATCCCGAAACCTATCGTTCCACCTATGATATTCTGGCGGATATTGCCGACATCTGGGACGATTTGACGGACAAGAACCGGGCCAACCTGTTGGAGGCCCTGTTTGGCAAACGACAGGCTCAAATTGGCTCCGCTATTTTGTCGAACTTTGACCAAGCGCGTGATGCCATTGCTAAGATGGAAGAGAGCGCTGGCAGTGCTGACCGAGAGATGTCCAAAATAATGGACTCTCTGGAATATAAGTTGAACGCACTTGAACAGACATGGGTTGGTGTCGCTCAAAATCTGTTCCAAACCGATGATATGAAGGGTGTCATCGAGGTTTTGCAGATAATTTCTAATGTGGTTGATACACTTACCGAACATTTGGGACTGTTCGGGTCGGTCGGTTTAGTCGTTGCTATTGCCGGACTGGTAAAATTCCGTTCAACATTGGAGTCTTTGACATCTGTTGTAACGCCGGTGGTTCAGCAACTGTCCAAGTTGGAGTTTGATGGCACTGCGAACAGTGTATTCAAGTATGCCACTGCGTTGGGATCTCTCGACAATGTTCAGCGCAAGCTGGCAATGGATATGGCCGGGTTGACCGCACAGCAGCAGGAACAAGTTGTTTCCATGATGGCGGCTGTTGCGGCGGCAAAGGAATTGACTGTGGCCGAGCTTGAGCAACAGCTGGGTTTGCAGGCCGGCGCGATTGCGAATGCCCTTAACGTTTCCTCTACTTCTCTTGTTACAGAGCAGATGTTGAAAGCGGCTGTTGCCAATGGGGTGCTGAGTGAAGCACAACTAAAGCAGATTGTGAGCACCAGCGCACAGACTGCTGCAAATACCGCAGGTGCAGCGTCTTTCGCATCTCTGGGTACTGCGGCAAAGGCAGCTGGGCTGGCAATGATGGCAACGCCTATGGGCTGGATTACATTGCTGATTGGCCTCTTGCCCTTGGCAATCACTGGTATCACTAAGCTCTATGATTGGCTGGTCGTTACGGCTGAGGAAGCCTATGAAGAAGCCGAGGAGTACAGAAAGTCCTATGAGGAGATTACCAGTGAAGTCGAAGACCTGAATGGCAAGCTGGAGGAGAACAAGAAGCGGCTCGAAGAGCTGCAGCGAATGGATACCCAAGGCACCATTACTTTGGTTGAACAGGAGGAGTTGGCCCGGCTACAACAGACCAATGCCGAGCTGGAGATTACCATTGCCCGTAAAAAGGAACTGGCCGCGCTTGATGCAAAGGAAGCCAATGAAGGTTATGTGTCCAGCTTCAATAAAACCGATTTCAGCTCCAATCGTCGTGATGTTTTGATTGTTGAACAACAATCTATTTACGAAAACTATGCTGATTTGCTGAAAAAGTATGATGATCAGATGGCTGGCATCACGGTTGAGTGGGCTGATGGTGAGTTGGAAAAGGTTACGGAGTTGGAGAACCGCCTTTTTGAAATCAGCAATATCCTTCAGAGCGGCATAGAGAACGACGAATGGTTGGATCAAGCAGTTGACTATTCTGACCATGTGCAGGAGCTGGTCGATACCTACAATCTGTTCAACAAAATGCAGGAGGACGGTATTGAACTCTCTGCCGCTCAAAAAGATCTATTTGAGCGTACCCGCAATGAGCTTCTGTCACTTGGGCAGGAATTGGAGGAAGACTATCTTGGCAAGTATGTCGGTGAGGATGAGAACACAGAAGAATGGCAACGTCTGTTGGATCTAATCAATAAGACCACCTTCGCTGTAGAGTATTTCAGTGGCAAACTGTCTGATCTTCCCGAAGACTGTTACAGCGCCATGGAGGAGCTGGGTGGTAGTGCCAGCTTGACGGCTGACAAGGTGACAGAGCTTGCCAACAAGTTCCCTGAGTTGGCCGCATGGATGCAGGAGTCCGGCTATACCGCTGAAGATGTTGCCAAGCATTTCAACGCACTCGCGGCTTCTGAGGAAGAGCCTGGTAATGCGGCGGAGGTATATTCTGCCAAGTTGTCTGACCTTGCCGAAGTGCTTTCTACACTTCAAGACGCCTACGACGCTTTGGCAGATGCCGAAGCAGATATGGCGACAGGTGAAGGGTTGTCCCCCGACACCATCAACGCTCTCGCAGATGCCGAGGAGAACTATCTGGACTACCTCTATGAGGAAAACGGTGTTGTTAAGCTCAATACCGAGGCGTGGAAAGAAAACGCCAATGCGAAGATGTTGGGTGAGATGGCAGAGCTTCAGAAGGAAATCGACTCTTTGAAAGAGCGGAATGAGGTTCTTGCTGACACTCTGGAAATCTACCGAACAAATAAGTATATGAGTCCTGGCGATACCTCGATGATGGATGCGTGGGACAAGAAGATTCAGGAAGTCACCAACGAAATCGACGAGAACACAGCTGCCATTGATGCGAACCAGAGCAGGTTGGACGTACTCAATATCACGTATGGCAACATTACAGGCAATCTTGATGCCTATTCAGCTACGTTGGCGAATTTCTCTAATGTGGCAAATACCATTGATTCCGTTTCTACGTCATTCCAAACTCTTGCCGACCTACAGGCAGAAGTCGCTAATGGGTTTACTATGTCTTTGGATAAGGCTTTGGAGTTTGCCAAGGTCTATCCCGAAATTTTGAACAACGCAACTGTGGCGGCAAACGGCCAAATTACACTGAATAAGGATGTTGTGAACAGTTTTATCCAGGGTAAAAAAGCTGAAATTGATGCACAGATTGACTCCAAAATTACCGAGTTGGAAGCAGACAAGGCTGTACTGGAAGCTCAGATGGAGTTCTCAAAGGCCGAGTTGGATTTGGCAAAGCAGGTTGGTGAAGGTGAGGCAAATATCACCAAGGAAGTCGCCGCATTCAGATTGGATACTGCGAATAAGCTGGTGGCTGCGTTGATTGAGGCTGGCGTTGATGAGGCTGAGGCGTTCAAACTGGCGGCTGCGGCTATGGCTGGCAATGCTCAGGAATTTAATCGCATTGCAGCTGAGGTCTGCACTGATGTGAATGGCAATTTCAACGAGGCTGCATACCAAGCGGCACAGGCCATCTACCAGAACATGAATAGCGCCAAGAAGGATGTTGCGTCTCTGGCAACCCAAGCACAGCAAACAGCGGAAGCTATTGCTGGTATGGCAGACGGCATCAAAGCCGGTTCCTCTGCTTTTGTCGGAGGATCTGGCGGTGGTACAACAGGTAATAAGATCAAACTGAGCCTATCTGGTGCAGAGTTCAAAGGTACTGACTATACCTATGAAGCCAAAGAGATCGGTTTGGATGATTTTATTTCCGACCTCGAACTGGATATTTCCAACTATCAGAATGCCATTGCCCAGATTGATGGGCAGATTGCCGCATTGCAGGCGCTGAAGAATGCTCCTTTGAAGAGTTTCAAAAGCAAGTCTGGCTCTGGGTCTGGTGGCTCTAAAAAGGAAGTTGAGGAGTACATTGCTGATATCGACGAGTACCGAGAGGCTGTGGAACGCTTGCGCAAGGCTCAAGCCGAAGTGGAGCGGATTACGACCGATATCGACAACGCCGGCAGCATTGAAAAGAAGATCGATCTTGAAAAAGAGTTGGTCGATGCTTACCAGGAAGAACAGGCAGCTCTGCACAATCTGAACAACCTACGGGATGGAACGATTACGGCTGGGGTCAAGACTTTGCAAGACCTGGGCTTTGCGGTTAAGTACAATGCTGATACCAATGAGCTTTGGGTTGAAAACCTGGAACACCTCAACGAACTAACCGCTGACAGTAAGGGGCAGTATGGTTCCTTGAAAGAGGCCACCAATGCCTTGCGAAAGGATACCGAAGAACTGATCAACACCATCACCGACCTCAACGAAGCCAATCGAGAAGGATCTGCGACATGGTGGGAGGTTCAACGGGCCATTTTGGAGGCTAAAATCGCTGTTTGTGAGTTTGAGGCACAGTTACACAACAATGTCCTCACGCTGACGGAGAACTGGCTGGACAACGCTATCAACCAGAAAAACAGCGAGGGTGTGAAGCGGTATACTTCTGAAATGATTGCCAACTACAAGGCATTGCAGGAGGTATATCACAAGCAGGCTGAGGCGCTGCGGGCGGCGGGCTACTCTGATACCACCGACGAAATTGTGGAGCTTTCCGATGCTTGGTGGGATTTGGAAGATAAGATCAGAGATGCCAAAGACAAGGTGGTTGACTACTTTGTCGAACTCGTGGATGCGGCAAATGATGCGGTAGACAGCATTCAGAACGTGTCTGATGTGCTATCCGACGCGGCTCAGGAGTTTGCAGACAATGACGGGTGGATTTCGGTCGATACCTACCAGTCTATCATTGCTCTGGGCACTGAGTATATGCAAATGCTCATCAATGAGAACAATGAACTGGTCATCAACCGTGATCGGATCAACGATATCATTGAGGCCAAGACCCGTCAGCTGGCCGTGGAGCAGGCGCTTTCCTATGTGGAGCGTTTGCGGCTGGCGGCGACTGGGGCATCCAATGAAAGTCTTGACCAGCTGTGTTTCGCCACTACGCAGGCCACCAACTCCACCTGGGGGTTGGTGTATGCTGAGCTGGCGTTAATGCAGCAGACAGGGCTACTCAATGGTTCGCAGTATCAGGCGGCTTTGCACAATATCCAGGCTATTCAGTCTCTCGCTGAAACCGCTGTGGCTGGTATCGGTCAGACGGCGGGGGCGGCGGCTGAGAAGATGGACAACCTAAAAAAGCAGCTGCAAGATCAGAAAGATGCTCTGGAAGATCTGTTGGACGAGTTGGAGGACATGAAGGACGGCTGTGACGATCTCGTCAAGTACGTCATGGATATGCTCAAAGACCGTATTCAGCAGCAGATCGACGCTCTGAACGACGCGAAAAAAGCGGTCAAGGATTACGTTGACCAGCTGAAAGAGGCGATGCGGGCAGAGAAGGAGAATATCGAGTATGAGGATGAACTGGCTGACAAGCTGAAAGCCATCGCCAAGCTCCAGTCCAAGATTGATGCCCTCAGTCTGGATGACAGCCGTAAGGCTCAGGCTGAGAAGATGGCGTTGGAGGAGGAGCTGGCCGAGCTGCAAAAGGATTTGGCTGACTTCCAGGCTGACCACGCCATGGACGTGACCGAGGAAGCCCTTGATAAGCAGTATGAAGCCTATGAGCAGGAGAAGGATGCGGAGATTGAGAAGCTGGAAGAAAGCATCTCTTCTACGCAGAAGCTCTATGACATGGCGATCAAGTATATCAAGGAGAACTGGAACACGCTCTATCAGGAGCTACTGGACTGGAACTACGAGTACGGTAACAGTCTGAACAGTGAGATCACGGCGGCATGGGAGGCGGCTCAGGAAGCGGCGTCCCGGTATGGGGATTTTGTGACGGCCATCATGGGCGGCATTGAGAGTGACATCGCTAAAATCACAGCTCAGATTCAGTCGTTGACAACACAAATCTCCAACCTTAGCAACAGCACTTCCGGTGCCGGTGGGAATGGAATCGGTGGCTCTACGCCCAACGTTGTTGGTACGGTGAACACTGATACATCGTACAGTGATGAGGATATGAAGCAGGCCAAGCGAAAAGCGGTCAGCGATGTTGTGTCTCAAATGCGGGCGCTAAGTGCTCAGTGGCACACAGCGGACAAGGCGACAAAGAAGCGGCTGGAGGATCAGGCATTGCAGTTGGGAGTAACCCTTGCTTCCTACGGTATTGTGGCGCACCGCGATGAGCCGACCGGCGCATGGTACATCGACAATGACCTACTCAATCCGTCCAATGCTGGCAAACTGCTTTACAGCTGCTACCACACGGGTGGGTTCGTAGGCGATGAGCCTTTGAAGCCGAATGAACGCTATGTAAAGGCAGAGAACGGAGAGTTGATGGTAACATCCGATCAGCAGGATAGTCTGGCGGCACAGATCAGCGATATCAAGACGGCTACTGACGCTCTGAGCGGTGTTGTGGCAGATATACCTGTGACACCTCAGAACCTGTGGGCTGACGGTATGGCTGGAAGTGACACAGGTGCCGTTCATAACGTCACCACCAACAACAACCAGCCTGTATTCCACGTTACCGAAACGATTACCTGTGTGCCAGAGAAATCGGTGGAGTCGCACAAAAAGATTAGTCGTGACACGCTCGTCGAGATTGCGCGGCAGCTCAGAAAACCATGAGTTTGAGGGGAGGACACTCTGTCCTCCCCTCTTGATATAAAGGGAGGTGTGGTGGTGTACAAAACGTATGAGTTTACTTTTGCCGGTGAACCGGCTTCGATGTTCGGAATGTTTATGGCCGACCTCGGAAATAAATCGCACACTGACAATCCGTTTGCCAACGTGGCGAATATTGTAGAGACACGGCTTCCGAACCGGGTGACGCCGCTACACTTTGGTGTACGGTATCACGATAGCCCGTTGACTTTTAAGCTGATTTTTGGCAGTGATCACTACTTGGACAGATATCAATTCCAAGAGGTGTCCAACTGGCTGACGGGTTATCAGGAATACCAGTGGCTTACCATTGACCAGCCGGATATGGAGCACATTCAATTCAAGTGTCTTATCAAGGATCTTAACCCCATCAGCATTCGGTGGTTCCCCAATTCGTTTGAGGCCACAGTTGTTTGTGACTGTGCCTATGGGTATAGCTATCCTTGGGAAAAGACACTGAGCGTTAATGGCAGCTTGAAAACAGTGTTTTATAACGACAGTACCATCCGCGAGAATTTGAAGCCGGATTTGACGATCCAGCTGGCGTCTGGCACACGCAATTTTTCTATCACAAACAAAACCACCGGCACAACCATGAAATTTACAGGCTTGCCGGCAGGTGGTGTCACCATCATTGCAGATAATGAGAACGGTATCCTGCGGGATGGGAATGATGAATATGACCTGTACGATTACTTCAACTTTCAATTCTTTGAATTGGCATCCGGCGATAATGAGCTGGTGCTTGAGGGTAACGGCAGTGTCAAAATCAGTGGGAGGTATCTGTACAACGTGGGTGCATAAAGGAGGTGTGGGAGATGTACCTAAATTTCAAAAAAATCAACAGCGCGAAGCGGGAACCTCCCATGCTTCGTTTGCAGACCTTGGCGGGGAAAGAGCTGGGGCCGGTGCCCTTTGTCCAAGGGTTGAATTTTGAGATCAACTATTCTGACTTGAGCACCATCGAATTTAATGTGCCGTTTATGGTCAATGGACTGATTAACCCACTGTACGCTTCGCTTACTGGCTACAAGGTCATCTACACGGAAGAGTTGGGTGTGTACATGATCACCAACCCGGAAAAAAGCGGAGACGGCATGAAGGAAATTAAGCAGGTTAAGGGATACTCTTTGGAGTACGCATTCCAAAAGAAAACGCTCTACCTGGATGAGGGAACTTATTGCTTCTGGAACCCTGCGTTCCCGGAGGAGACTATTCTGGGGCGGATCGTAGAGCTTGATCCTAACTGGAGTGTGGGTTATGTTGCCCCCAGACTCATGAACTGCTACCGGACATTCGATCAGTATGACAATAGTGCTCTTTCCTTCTGCTATGGCGAGGCTATGGAAAAGTACCGTTGTGCCATCGTGTTTGCTGCGTACAACAAGACCATAAATGCCTATGACGCT